TGCTGTCTGCGGTTTACATAAGATTTATGCAACAACTCATACGCCTCAATCATTTCGTTTCGCTGACCCAATGCTCCCTCTGTGGAATAACCGAGCAGAATTTTGGGGAAGTTGTGGCCAACAAAGATTTCATCCTGCACCGTTTCATTCAACTGCAAAAACTGCTTGTCCATTTCGGATGGTTGCAGATGGTTGACGGTTGCCTCTTTTTCGTTCATTTCGTTGAACTGAATAAGCACACCACCAGCGTTGTCCGTGCCTGTTGTTTTGGCTTTGAACTTCCGCTCAAATTCGTAGGCAATCTCCTGCGATGGCTGACCTTTAAACAACTGCACCAAAGTTCCATTTGAAAACCCGTTGCGGATGTTGTTGTTGTGGAAGTTTGCGATTTCCACATCAATTTCAATGTATTGCAAACAATGCTGGTATGGTGGCAGCGGATAAACACCCAAACCCGGCCCGTATTCCCTAAAATAAAATAGCTGCTTTTCTAATGGCTGTGCCTTTTTAGGGTTAAAAGGGCGGTAATGCACCATGTCCTCATGTTTGGCCTTTTTCCAGTCTTCCGCATACATATACAATTCATGGTCAAGTGTGCGGATTTTGCTGAAATCAACGTGGTAAAGTGCAGAAATTTGACCTAATTTGTTATAGCTTACCTCATAAGCAAATCCATTAAACAACTCATAATCCAATGCCAGCTTATTTTTGAACTCCTGCACACCCTCGTATGGGTTCACGTAATCAATTATCTTGGCTCCGTTTGGGTTGCCGTCCACAATCGTTTCTTCCCCTGCCACAAAACGTGCCTTTTGACGCACGATTGCACCATGCTTTGGGGAGCGGTTGTAAAACTCCAACAAATGGTTGGGGAAATCATTGCTATCCCCATAATACATTATGCCCTTATTCTTGTTTTCCTTGAATATCGGCAACTTGCTTTCGGCAAAATTTATGCGTAAAAGTTCAAAACTCATCCTACGTTGTGCTGTTTAATCGTTGTGTTTACTTCGTGGTCATTAAATGGTGTGTGGCTGGTAGATACGTATGCAAGGCCTCTGTCTATTTCTTCATTTGCCAATAGGTAGTTGGTATTTGTCGGACTTGTCTGTGCGTATAGCGACCAATAATGTGTACCTACGGCAAGGGTTTTGGCGGTGCTGCTACCCTCTACAAATGAAAATAACTGATATCTGTTGGGCGATGTGCTGCTGTCAGCCACAATAAATGCTTTGCGTTCCTGTGACATTTCACTTTCAAACACGAGCAAATAATACACGGGAGAAATTGTCACTTTCTCCTTGCCTGTGATTATCAATTCAGGTGTGCCGCTTTTTGTGATGTACAACATCTACCCATAAAAGTAGATAGATTTGATGTTAAACAAAAAGGGCCACCAAACGGTGACCCCCCTTGCATGAAACACATACAAATCAAGAACCAAGAGCGAGCGAAGATACAACAGCCGATTGAACTTTCAAAGGCAAATCTGTTTCCTTGTGCAGAAAATTCAGCACGTGACCTTTGAAGTCACCAAATGCCTGACCGAAATTGCTTTCGCTCTGTTGCAGTTGTACTCCGTAATCAGCACCCAACAGCCAGTAGTCACCGCTTGCATCAAGGGCAATGGCCAACATGCGGTTTTGAGCCAGCAGTTTTATTTCGTTACGCTGTGCGGTGGTAACTTTGTGCAGACGAGCAACCAAGTCAGCTTCGTAAAATACAGTTCCGTTCTCGGTTGATGGGATGGTACGCCAAGTCATTGAGGCGGTTTCTTTTTCAAGTTCATACTTGAAGTAAGATTTGCCACCTGACAAGGTGTGGGCGGAAACTTCTCCGCTTGATTTAGTTAGGGTAGATTTGGCATCGAATTCAACGAGCCAAATTGTCTTAATTCCGGCACTTGCTGTCTTACAGTCAAGGGTAAATCCGGTGGTGAGTATACAGGCCATATAAATTTTTTTTAATTAAAAAGGGGGTGAGGTTGTATCCCCACCCCCCGGGTTAAACTTTGGTAATTTACTTAATGGTTAAAGTGTAAACAATACTACTTCTTCTGGGTATGCTACCTGCACTCCATATTTGAAAGCAGCGTGGAATTGTACACGACGCTCAAATGGGTTGAAGATGAACTCAAAGTTTTCTTCTTCGTTCATCAGGTCAGTTCCCAAGAAGAAGTTAGACCATACACCAGCAACAATCTTGTTGGTTCCGTTCATGCCGTTCAAACCATAAATCTTGATGCCGCTGATAGGGTCAACCAATTCCATTGCTGCAACTTCGTTAGCAGGGTAGTGGTAAAGGTTAGCACCTACCAACCATTGACGGTACAAACGGAAAGTGTCAGTACCCATAGCAATCATCAGGTCGGGTTTGTCAAGCAGGGCAGCAGGGATAACACCGTAAATGGTAGCAATGATGTCATCAATGTTTGATGCAGTGATTGAAGCATATGCGTTGCCTACGTTACCTTTGATAGGGTCACCAGCACCGCCAAATCCGAGGTCACCGAGAATGGTCAGGAAACCATCCCAGTAGCCGAGGTTGCCAGCACCGCCAGTTGTATCACCCTGCCAAATTGCAGTTTCGATAGCTTCGGCAATCTTGGCAGCTTTTTCAGTACCAATCTGCTCGGTGAAAACACCCATGTCGATAGCTTCGCCAGCGGCAAGTGCTTTTTGAGTGTACTTGGTTTCCAAATCTTTTGGACACAAAGTTTCCTGCACCTTTACTTTACCTACGGTCAAAGTACGCTTTGAAAGGGTGGTGTTACCGCTGGTCTGGTAAGAACAGCTGTCAGTTTGAAAATAAACGTCAGAATAAAGCAGAGGCAGTATTTCTGCGCTTTTGATACCGGGGAGAACCTGTCCTGCACCATTCAGCAGAGATGCTGTTTTTGATGTGAACATAGCTTTGGTCAGGAGCTGTAAACTTTCTTCCTTGGTGTAATTGGTTAGACCTGTTACGTCAAATGCCATGATTTTAAATTATTTGATTTTTTTGATTGCGGACAAAAAGCCATTGAAGTTGTCCTCTTGTTTTTGTTTTACTGCACCGATTGGCTTTTTGGTCGGTTCAGGTGTAGTAGTCGCAAACTTTTCAAATACTGAAAAGGTCTCTTCTACTTTGCCCAACACATTGATAAGGGCGTTTTCGAGAACGGCAATTTTTGCAGCCATCTCTTCATTGGCGGCACGCAGAGCGTCAAATTGTTCCAGCGATGCGAATTGATTTTCGACTTCAACTTCCTCAACGGGTGCTTGTTTCTGCTCAATCAGTTCAACAACCCCATCTTTGGTAGTAATCAGTTGGCCATCGGTGGTTTCATGCACGCCATCAGGAGCAGGCACAACGCCCTCTTCTGTTTTAACTGACAGCATGCTACCCACGTTTAATTCATCACCGTCAAATACTACGATTGTGCCGTCAACCAAAGTCAACTCACCAAACGCAGCTTCAACGGGTTCAGCAGGAATTTCATTGAAACGCTGCTTAACTTCCGACATAAATGCCGCAAGTCCGCTTTTCATTTCGGCTAATTCTAATTTGAAATCCATACACTAAAAGGTAGTGTACTAAAAACCTATGCAAAATTTTTCAGCATGTTGATTATTTCACGCATTTCTGCAATCAACATTTGGTCATCATATTCCATGTCAAAAAAGCCTTCAACTGAAAATCCTTTCCACTCTCCGGCCTTTACTTTTGCCCACAACTCATCATTGTCTACTAAATAGGTCAGGAACCAGCTACCGTCTTTGGCATCCTCATATCCTTTGGGTGGCATAACCCCACGCTCCCGGTCAATGAAATAACTCTCAATCATGTGGACACCATTTTCAACGGGTGTTTCGTGGTCGGTGTTTACTGCCTTATAGAAGTTTTTGCGGACAAACTTTTTGGCAATAGTCCAAATAGTAGCGGCATCAAAGGTCACGTAATACTCGCCCCTCACATCATCATAGCGGTAAATGGGTAAATCGGACAACATGGCTGGCCCGGTGACAATGCGTTTCTCTTCATCCTGAACTGAATACGCTTGTTTCATGTCTATCTGATTTAATTTACGGCTCGCCCATTCGATGCCCTCATCTCCACCCCATGCCAACCACATCAAGCGACCGCATCCATCACCTAATTCTTTTGTGCTGTTCTGTCTATGGCGTTCAAACCCTGCCATCCTTGCGATGGTTTCACGGGTGATGGCCTCACCATTGGCTAATTGGTTTGCTCTTATCTTGCCAACGGGTGTGCCACAATCACCCCATCCGTTTTCCTCCGCCCACCTCAAAGCAATCTTTGCATTTTCTTTGGCGGCTTCGGGGTAATCAGTGTAGCTTTCAAATTCTTTGCGGCTTTCCCACTTTGAATAACACACGGCAGCGGCTTGGTCTTGCTCCATGCCCTCGCCTACCATGTACGGAATACATCTGCTTATAAATTCCTCTTCACTTTCCTTTGCACCGGGTTCAACGAATTGCTGCGAAAACAGCATGAAGTCCTTTTGTATGGCTGGGCGGTCAACAAGGGAAACAAAGTCAACCCCGGTATCATCATCTTCGTTAACTACAATTTTGTAAACAGGCAATTCCATATCTATAAAAGTAGGTTTAGACAACGCTGGTATTTCTTAATCTGCGCACACGGGTTTGGGTTTTGGTGATGTCACCCTCTAATACGTACACCCTACCCATGCCACCGAATTGCTGTTCATCAGGAAGTGAACCGCCAGTGATGGGCGCAAACGATGGTGCTGCTGGTGTTCCTGCCGTTCCGCCACCACTTGTACCACCGCCACCGCCTTTGAGTAATGCCTTTGCTCTTGCCACGTTTGAAAGGATGATGCCAACGTATGCGGCGTATTTAGCAAAACCAGCAATACCACCCGTTGCCACGTTATCGGGCGTTGCCGACATTGCGTTTGCTTGTGCTTGTGTTAATGCAGTTGCAGTGTCAACGGCTATTTGTGCCAATCCAAATGCTTTTTGTGACTTTTCATTTTCCCCAAAAAGTTGACCGAGTGAGCCAAGTATTTGAGATGCGCTCTGCAATGTCGCTAATTCAGCGTCACGTTTGGCCTTTTCAACATCCTCTTTGGCTTTCTTGTCTTTATCGTAGATGTCTTTTTTCTTGGCGGCAATATCCTTTTCTAATGTAACCGTATCCTCGCCATATTTTTTGGCATCAGCTAATTGTTTATTCAAACGCTCTAATTCAAGTGCATCAAATTCCGCTTGGGTTGCATTACGTTGTATGTATTCGGTTTGTTTAGCAATGAAATAATCCTCGGTTGCTTTTTGTGTAGCTGCAATTTCTTTTTCCCGTGCCTCTTTCAACTGGTCTTCACGTTCTTTGTTTGCCTTATCCGTATCTGCCTTTTGCTTGTCATAGAACGCTGTTCTAATCTTTTCAAGTTCCGCATCACGCAAAGTGGCTATTTGCTTTGCAGTGTAACCATCTTTTTTGTATTGCGCTACTTTTGTTGCAAACGCTGCATCGGCTGCTTTGATTTGAGCATCAAGAGTGGATTGGTCAAGTGCCAGCATCGTGGCATTGATTTCTAATTGGTTTTGCTTCCTTTCCTCTGCATTTTTTACAGCATCTTCATTGCGTTTTTTTGCTTCCTCATCTGCTTTTTTACGGGCATCATCTGTGGCTTTTTGTATGTCTGCACTCCTTTTGGCATCCAATACTTTTAATTCAGTAACCAATTCCCTTGCACGGTCAATTTCCTCTTGGGTTAATTCCTGCCCTAATTTTGCTTTATCACGCAATGTCTGCAATTCATCATTGGCTTGCTTTTTGCGTAATTTGTAAATTTCCTCTTCTTTACCGCCTTGCGCCTCTAATATTTTGATTTGATTATCAATTGCCTTATTGTTACGGAGTGTGCTTTCGGTCATTTGTTCAAGCTGCCTTTCGGCTTCACTTGTTACGCCAATAAAATCAGTCACAGCATTGATGGCGTCCTTAATAACTTTGACACCCTCTTTGAAACCCGGTACCATTTTATTCAAAGCACCCGTTAATGAGCCAACATTTGATACTAATGTGGCTATTCCGATGACCAAAATACCTATACCAGTAGCCGCAATAGCACCTCGCAAGGTGGTAAATGCGGTAACAAGTTGCGTTTTGATGACGCCAGCCATTGCACCAAATGAATTTTCCATCTCCATCAACTGGTCAACGCCTTGTGCAAATGCCATTGCACCTTGCACTTTTAACATTGCTTTCTGCACGTCTTCGCTCTCATTGCCAAACAATGCCATTGCACCTTGTGCAGCTTGTATGCCACCTGCAAGACCTTTTACTACCGTGCCGATTGCTGCAAATTTATCGAGGTTTAAACCTGCGACACGCTGCTG